CAGAAGTAATTCAGAACTGTATAGGCCCTACTTGCTCCAGAAATTCCATAAAGAATGACTTGTCTCATTACTTTCACCTCCATAAAGGACGTGGAGTTTTATGCGGAAAATGAAAAGAGAGGGAGATTGTAGTCAGTCACCAATCGACGTATGGCCAGTCAAGCCTAAGCTTCTGGGTTCTCCTCTACTCTCATCCCTCTTCATAAGATATTCTGTTAAATCTGCGAAAAAAGGAAGAGCTCCAGTTAGAGCTCAACCTCGATTATGTTCAAACCATATGCCGTAGCAAGTTCATGTTCGACTCTACAACCTTTTGCCGATTGCCAATCCGGACTAAAGGCAATCAAATCCGCCTTGTCCATCATAAGAATATCCTGGCTCAGGTAGTAGAACCGTCCAGCATCTTCCGGCGCGATCTGATGATACTGGTCAATCACCGAAAACTCTTCCTTATAGATAGCCTCGACTCTGCTCAGGATTCTGGCCCTTTCTTCAAAGACCTCTTCTTCAGTTCTCCCTCTAAAGGGTTGACTAATAAAAAGTTGTTTCATAACCATTCTCCTCTCAATGTTAAGGTTTCCATAAGGGAGACAGCGATTTATGCGAAAAGGGAAAGAGCCGCTGCGTTTAGCGGCCCATATCCCTCCTTGCTTTCTTAAAGTCAACAACAATAACTTTGTCTGATTTGGAATGCGCTTTCTTTGCTTGGACCAGCTTGAGTTTGTCATTCAGAACATTCGTCCATAATGCGGCTCCTGCCGTTGATACTGCTCCCACAATAACGAGTGTTCCGATAGTGCTGATAATTTTCTTGGTCTCCATAAATGTCACCTCCATAAAGGCCACTGCCGATTTGGCGAAAATAAAAAGAAAATGACTTCAGGGTCGGCCCAACGAAAACCGTTGCCCGGTGGGTACCATCTTTTATTAAGTTATTACTTGGCGGTACGCCTTCGTGTCTCACCGCGGGATTTCCACCCGCATCTATCCATTTTCTTAGAGAAAGACGAGCCGTGGATGAGTCGAACATCCAAACCAAACAATTTTGTTGCTTGGTCACAACCCGTCGGATTTCCTCTCCTTCTCATAATACGATTTGTAAAATCTGCGGAAACAAAAAAGAGAGGGCATGATTTGGGATTACATCCTTACGAATGTAATTGCCGACCATGTCTTACAATTTGGCTTTTCAATGTTTCCCTTTTATTCCTCTTCATAAAGGAATTTGTAAAATCTGCGGAAAACAAAGAGAAAGGGCGAGCTGTGGGGACTCGAACCCCATCTGAATGGCCACGCGGCATTTCAGCCAGACTTTACCTGTACCAGTTCCATTCAGGATTTCTTCCTAAGCAGATTTTCTCTCCTTTCCATAATGTATCCTGCAAAATCTGCGAAAAGGGAGAGCCCCTGTTAGGGCTCTTCTCCCAGTTTGTCCAAGATGTTTCCATTGACATTAAAGACGATTGGAATGTTGGGATCGACAATTTCGCATTTACCTAAACCAAAGTCAACTAAGTCGTTTCCCTCTTCATAGACCCAACCAATCACAGCTCCTGCCGCTGTACGCGGAAATCCGAGCGCGTCATATGCTTCATTCAGCATAAGATGACCTCTGGCCTTCAGCATATCGTTAAGATGTGATTGTGTGGTCTTAAGAAAGAACAAATTCAACGTAGTGTTCTTTGACCAGTGGACATTGTCCGAATTAAAGATCCGTCTATACTCTTTCGTCAGTTTCATTGAAACATCACCTCCGTAAAAGGACCTGTGAAATAAGCGAAAAGGGAAAAGTCCCTGTTTAGGACTCCTCACCTTTCTGAATGTAGTTCTGTAGGTACATCATTTCGTAAAGACACCATGTCATGTCCAACTTTGCCATTTTGAATCCCTTATCGCAATGAATCTGATTCATCTTCTTGGCCCATTTGTTCAACAAGACGTATACTCCCGAACGTCCTCTTGTGAGCTGGTAGATACGCTTGTAGTTCTCTGCCTGTCGGATGTGGTAGTCCAAAACTCTATGGTCTCGCTTCATCTCTTCGTTAAACTGAGTGTAGTATTCTTTATTTCTGATTACCATAACAGTCACCTCCGTAAAAGGACCTGTGAAATAGGCGAAAAGAAGAGAGCCGCCGTTTAGCCGCTCCCTCCTTGGATTAGTTCCTCTTGCCGTACTGTTTCATGATGACCCCGATGGCTCCTATGCAACCTGTAACGATCAGACTGGAAACGCCTAATCCTGTCCAGAATGCTTTCCGGTATCCACGTCTGTACCCTTCGATTGCCGCGTCTCCGTAGTTCCGGCACAGGTAGAGTAGCGCATCCGTATGACCGTCTTTACACAGCTTCTCGATTTCGCCCATCAGTCGTTTCTCGTTCATAGTACGACCTCCTTTCCGTAACAGCACCTGTAAATTCAGCGAGCCAGCGGGACATAGTCATCTCACAGGGATAGTCCTCAAACCCCAGTGTTTCGCAGGTGATAAGGCCCTCCAATACACCGATAATGACTTCGGCCTCGTACTGCTTGTAAGGGAATAGTTCCTCTGGTAATTCCCTATGTAACGAACCACATATAGTACACCGGAGTCTGCGTATTACAATCCATTCTGTCACCCGAGCTTTTGTCCGTACAATGCGTTTCACAGTGTCGAAGAATCTGAGATGTCCTCCGCATTTTGGGCAGACTGACGCGTTCTTGGCAATCATACATGACTCCTTTCTGTTCTAAGGTACGAGCTTCCTAATCTAAGTTAAAAAGTTATGTAGGAATTACTTGACAATTCCTACACTATCATATATGATTATTAGGGCGAAACAAAGGGAAATAGCGGGAAAAGCAAAATAAACGGGAAAAATAAAAGAAAGAGCCCGCGTTTCCGCGAGCCTCTCCCGTTTTAGTAAGTTTCGCTCATCAAATCTAAACAGCATGTAATGATGATAGTTGCCGCAGTGGCTACAACCATACCCAGACGCAAATGTCTTCGCACTTTGCAATCGTGCCCAGCTTTTGCTGCCGCGACACATACTTGTCCGAAGTGCGTTAATGCCTCCTCGTGGCCAACCCACAACTCTTCAACCTCGTTCATTAACTTTTTGTCTATTTTCATGGTAGTCAACCTCCTTCATAAAAGGAGGTGCCAAACCTGCGAAAGGAGCTATTCGATGAAGAAACATGTGAACCCAAAAGACTTTCTGCATAAGGTCTATACCGAAGAAGGGGGTGTAAAAGAGCATAACAAAAACCAGCAGGTCATAGGCATTTTGAAATTTGCCGGGATTGTCTGGAGCATTCAAAAACTTGGACGCATAGTGGATAAGATCGAAAGGCTTCCGATTAAGACTCTTGAAAAGAAAGACGAGGAACCGCCATGTTAATAAAATGCCCTGAATGCGAACTCCAAGTTAGCGATAAGGCTACGGCCTGCCCTCATTGTGGCTACCCGATGCAGCCCACTGTAAAACGAAAACCCCGTGTTAAGAGCAACAAACGAAGGCGCCTCCCCAATGGCTTTGGTCAAATCAGTGAAATAAAGAACCGCAACCTCCGAAACCCTTTTCGGGCGATGGTTACGGTTGGAAAGACCCCAGAAGGGCGACCTATTTGTAAACCTCTGAAACCGGAATCGTATTTCCCTACTTACAATGACGCTTACGCCGCTCTCGTAGAGTATAACAAAAATCCGTATGATTTGGAGCCGTCCATTACAGTTAGGGAGCTTTACGACAAATGGTCAGAAGAGTATTTCAAGACCCTTAAAGCGGATGGCAGCATCCGAGCTGTTACATCGGCTTGGGCCTATTGTTCGGCTGTCTACGATATGAGGGTGATGGATGTTCGAGCCCGTCATGTAAAAGGCTGCATGGAAGAAGGAACCGCCAAAGTCAAAGGGAAAGAGCAGCATCCTTCGGCAAGTATGAAGAACAAAATTAAATCTCTGTTCAATCTCATGTTAGACTACGCTTTGGAATATGAACTTGTTGATCGGAACTACTCCCGCACATTCAACCTGACCGAAGAGACTATCAAAGAGATCCAAACGGTGAAACAGGAGCATATTCCCTTCACCGAAGAAGAGATGGCCCAGCTTTGGGCCCATGTTGACGATAAACGCTATGTCGATATCTTGCTGATCCAGTGTTACTCAGGCTGGCGGCCCCAGGAGCTCGGCCTACTGGAGCTGGAGAATGTTGACCTTGAAAACTGGACATTCAAAGGCGGTATGAAAACTGATGCCGGAGAGAACCGTGTCGTACCGATCCACTCGAAGATACGGTACTTAGTCGAGAGACAATATCAGGCGTCTCAAAAGGCTGGCAGCAAGTATTTATTTACTTGTACGGATGGCCGCAGCGGCAAGCCAACGATGCTGACCTATCAGCGATACCAAAAGGGGTTCGCCATGGTTCGGGATGAGCTGAAGTTGAAACCGGAGCATCGTCCGCACGATGGCCGGAAACACTTTGTAACTGCTGCCAAGAAAGCCGGGGTAGACGAATATGCCATCAAGTACATGGTCGGTCACAAGATTTCGGACATTACCGAGAAAGTCTACACTCAGCGTGAGTTCGAGTGGCTAAAGACCGAAATCGAAAAAATAAGATAGGGTGTTTGAAGAGCGCAAAATTCTGACAACTGCTCCATGCGTATCGGATTGACTTTGATAATTGGTCGTGCTATAGTGTGCGGAAAGGAGAAAAACACCCTTTGAGTATTGGAGGTGGAAAATGAGAAAACGCCATTTCTAAAAGAGAGGAGGTGTTTAAGCATGAGTATGGCACTTGTGAATGCTATCCGGAAACTCGGTTGGCCTGATTCAAATGGTCACTGGCAGTACGGAAATGCAGCAATCCTCTGCTACTTGAGCCGATATAACAATGCAGGCAAAAAGTTTGTAGAGCGATACAAAGATGTCCGGGTTGTAGACCTGATGGCAAAAATGGCTTGAACACATGAAAGGAGGGGACTGTTACCGGCAGTCTCCTCCTTTTCCTCTCTTTTAGAAATGGCGTTTTCAATTTTTGGGAGAAGTCTCCCACAGATTGCCTTGCTCATCGGGGACGAGGTGGCGGGGCTCAGAGGTCAGGGCATGATCGGCGTCTGTCGTGTGCCGGCATTCGCGACCTCTTTTGTAGCAACTGGTTTTTCGGCAACTTTCGACAGTGCCGTCGCAGAGATAGAGGATTGCTTTTTTCGTCTGCTTGGCAGCTGATACTGCGAACACTTTAGCAAAATGCTGAGCCTCGTCAGGGTGCGTTTCGAGGTATATATCAGCTTCATTGAGCGGCATTTTCCTGATTTCTTCATCGGTCAATCTGCTCATACAGTTCTCCTTTTTGTATTTTTATTCATTCTGTTCCACCTTTTGCGAAATATAGGAATATCGGTATAGGATTAGTGTAGGAATAATAGATAAGTTATCTACATTTCCACAAAGTTTTCCACTTCTAACTACTGCTTAAACCATTGAGATAACAGTAGTTAAGGGCAGAAAAGAGCAGCAAATACAAGAGAGCGTTTCTATATAAGATGCACAAAGTCCAGTGTTTCCAAGGCTAAAACGGTCAAGGTGTAGGAGTAGTCAAGAAGTAAACGACTCTCCTACACCTTTTTCCGCTCTCAATTACTGCTAAATCCCTACCGGTTCGCCGACGGTCAGTTCAACAGTATGCACTTCAGCCGACTCCGTCTGTTTCACCGCAGGCCGAAGCTTCTCGATGGTCTGTCCCCTGTCGTTACACAGGTACGCCACCTCACTTAGACCGAGAACCACATCTGAATCCGCGCCTTTGAAGCGGACGGCAACACAGGACATCTGAGCGTCCTCGTCGAAGTACACGCTGGCACTCTCGATGTTGTCGTAGTAGTTCCAACAATCAGAACTTCCTCGGTCATGGGTTAATGTCTTGAGAATCATGCTAACTTCCTCACTTTCTGTTTAACTGAATTTAGTTTACTGCTTGCCCGCCTTGCCGATGGCCTCCATGAGCTTGTCATAACCGAACATGGCTGCATACGAAACCATAAAGCCCATAACGACTGCGGCGGCTACCATATACCACACCACGGCGATGGCATTGATCTGACAATAAGCGAAGAATGTCACCAGTGTAAGTATCATGGAGACAACAACTGCCAGGACATTCGTCGGCAGCCGATCCCAGGTCAACTTCTTCAGCACCTGGACCACAATGTTGGCCAGTACCACCAACACACCGATGATGCTGACGACCATGGACCAGTTCAGAGCACTTTCCATTTTGATTCCTCCTTGTGTTACTTCTCGATCGTGCCCAGCACGTTACGTTCCGCCCGATCCTCAGCCCGGCGATTCAGCCACATCAAGGCTTCCTCGATGTGAGTCAAGGCGCAGGCATTTTCCCGGCAGCTGAACGGCCCAGCCTGAAAAGCACGCAACTGGTCACGTACAATTTCCAGCAGGTCCGCATTACAGACGCCCTTCCGCGCCTCAGGGTCCTTACGGGGCCCGCACTGGAAACAAATACGGACACCTTCTCCATCACTCTCCGGCAGACTGCTGCCGAACGACACCACATAATCATGATGTGCGCCACCAGGTCCGGGCTCCCCGTCTCTGTAAACGGTGTTCAGATTGTTTCTCTTCTGAATTGTGTTCAACTTTTCCATAACTTTTCCTCCTTGTGTTATCCAACCCCATCAGACGGGGTGGAGCCGTGTTTATCCGGCCATGAATTATTCTTACTGAGGTTTTCGACACCGGATTTGATGGCGTACACCAGAACCACGCCGATAATTTCAGTAAGTGCCACCTGAGACAAACTCTCGGCGATCTGTTCCTTACCCATCCATGCGAGGATGTAGCTGCACCACACCCAGGCGATTCCATTGATAAGACAGACCCACACGATAATTTTCATGGTGGTCGCTTTCCTTTTGTTTGGTTCAGGGAGGTCGAGGGCGGGCTCTTCAACGATGTTCTCCGGCCACTCCTCAGAAAAATCAGCAGGCTGCTCCACAATGGGCGCGACTTCCTTTGCTTTGATGTTCAGCATACGTCGACCTCCATCACGAAACAGGAAGCCGGAAAATCATTCCGACGGCGATGCCGATAATGGCGCTGATAACGCACCAAACAGCCTTACGCCATTTCTCGCCGTCCTGACTCTCCAATGTCTCCAGGCGCTTCCCTTGGTTGACCTGCTCCTTTAGCATGTTCTCCATGTTCAGAGCCAGCTTCTCCACGGATGTACTGATAGCGGCAACCTGCTTAACGGTCTCCTCCAGCGCCTCCAGCCGGTGATTCTGTCGTTTGTTTTCATCCTCCAAACGCTGATTCTCGGCCTCCATACTCCGGCGGAACTCCTCATGCTCATGGCGAGAGATATAATCTCCGTCCATATCTGTCACCTCCTGTTGCTTTTAAGCATTGTGCAGGGTTACCGCTGGGCGCTCAGCATCCCGATCAACTCAGAATACTCGGCCTCGGAGATCTTGCCGGCAGCGTAGAAGATGTCCAGCTTGGTCTCGATACCATCGGTCTGGCCGCGCTCGATCATGCGCTTCAGAGTACGATACAACATGGTCTAATCCTCCCTTCCTCAAATATCAGTCTCAGACAGGCCCAGCTCCAGCAGGGTCAGCCGATACTCGTGGTCGACGCTCATGCCATCCATGTCCTGAACAGCGATGTCCGTCTTCTGCTGTGCTTGGAACAGCGCCTCATTGCTGCGGTCGACTTCATTGTCCATTCCCTTCTTCAGGAACTCGTCGTAGTTGTCCTGCACATTTGCGGCAATGCCGTCCCAGGTCTCAATCTCGACATGGTACTCGTCGTACTGGAACCCGTCGAAATTCTCCTCATGGTAGGGCTCCACATTCTGGAAAAGCCGCACGAGACTCCTGTTTGTCCCGGGGATCTGTTCCACGGTAAAACTGCCGGGATCTACCATCCCATGTACTTTCATGGTATCACTCCTTTATGCCGCCACATAAGGCGGATATAATGCTTGAAGCCGCCTGCATTCCTTTCGGACGACCTTCTTCAAATCGAACATCGTCTTCGGTTGGTAGTACCGCTCCAGTATCTGTTGGCTGTTGCATTTGCGAAGCTGCCCAAGCCGCGAAATCAAGCCGGATGCTCTCTTGAATGAGATGACCCGGTTCCGATCTCGTCGATAGTAGTACAGATGCAGCGATTGTTTCAGCCGGAACAGATTATGTTTCCGAAGAATCGTGTACCCGCGACCAAACCGATAACCAAGAGCGGATGGCATTCTTGGCCGGCGATGCCGCTGCTTTTTCTCGGGCAGCATCTCATGGGCTTTAGCAACCAGAGGTGTGAAGCCCACCCGGAAGATCTGCCAGTTTCCCTTCAGCTTCAATCCGACTGCGGCCAGCCAGACCTTCATGTCCTCCAACAGCTTCCTCAGCTTTCGCTTGTTGGAACCGAAGATGGTAAAGTTGTCCATCTGCCGCAAATAGTGACTCACGCCATACTTCTTGTCGTGAATCATCAGGTCTAACGGCTGGATTGTAAGGTGCAGGAACCATGCGGAGAAGAATGCGCCGATCAGCACGCCGTACTCCATCATGGCGTCACACAGCCAAAGGGTTTCCCGATCCTTGAAGAGCCGCTTCAGCGCATTGATGACATACGCCGGGTCCAGTTCCTCGAAGCAGTGGTAAATGTCACACTCCAAGGCATATTTGGTACCAATGGGGTCGTCATCCATCCACTTCTTCAGCGCCTTCACGCCATAGGAGTTGCCCCGGCCTTGAACGCTTGCAATACAGTAACGGTCCATACCCCGCATGATGTGCGGAATCATGACCTGTAAGGCCGCGTGATGGACGCACTGGTCCGGCCATAACAGGGGCTCGTTGATGTCTCGCCATTTCCCTCGCCCGTTGTCTCCGTTCCGGTCCCAGCGCCGTCGCTTGATAGGTTTGTTCATATGGGCGTCTCCGCTCACCAGGTCCTCGATGAACTTGTGAAGGAGCTTCACATAGTCGTCCAGGTTTGCCTCGATTTCCAGCACCTTCTTGTTCAGACTGTGGTCGCCATTGCGCCGGTGACTGCGGCAGACCTCCTGGATGGCAAGACGCAGATTTTCCTCAGAGAGAATTTGTTGGTAAACTCGAACTCGTTTCATCAGGGATATGTTTTCCTCCTTGTAGCCTCACAACTGTTCCATCGCCGCGGGGTGTTCCGAGGCGAGACCCGGCCCGAAGTGTACTAAGCTGTGTCCTGTCGGCTCATCTTCAGCCAGTGCTGCGCGGTCAACGATGCGTAATAGAAAGGGTGAGGAACCCTGACTACCTATAGGAGGTTTAGCCTGTGGCTTATCAAGGATGCGACAGCCGATGTTGGTGTTCGTGTTCGACGTACCGTTGTAGTTGACGTAGAACGGCCCGTGATTCTGGTTCTGGTTATAGTTACCGCCGTGGTGCAGGCACGGGTTACTACCGTTGAAATTCCAGTTATCCGGGACATCGTCTGCTGCAAAGTTGACCCCGCGCTTCCCTTTATCAAAAGAAAAGCGATTTTTAAGAGCGTTTCAGCTCCATTTTGAATTGTTCAAAGGCGTAGAGTTGGGGGAAGGGACTGCGGTCCCCTCACCCCAAACCCCTTCCTCTATCAGGGGAATCACGCCGCCTTCGGCGGGCGTTCCTGGAGGCGACAGCCGATGCCGGTGTCCGCGTACGACGTACCGTAGTAGTTGACGCAGAACGGCCCGTGATTCTGGCTCTGGTCATAGCTACCGCCGCGGCGCAGGCACGGGTAACCACCGTCGAAATTCCAGTAATCCGGGACATAATTTGTGGTACTTCCAGCCGCAGCGCTGGGGAACAATGCCCATTCCAATCCGCTTTGGGTCGGAATGGTAAAGTCGGAAGGATAACCAGCCACCGGTTTACCAACCAGCGTACCATTGGCGCTATCGCTGAACTGGTTGGGGTTCTTGATAACGTTCAGGCCGTTGCTGTTGTAGTAGCAGCCGTCCATCCAGTCATATACATTGTCCCACCAGCCCTCAATGTTGCGATACTGGGTATAACCGTAAGTATCCCGGTTAGCCGCCGTAGTGCCAGTGTGGTACTGCATAGCGTCCGTCTTACCGTTGTTCTCCTTAGAACCACTGGCAGAACAGCCCCGGCCAATCCGCTCACCATTCCAGTCAGCGAACTCGACCAGGAACAACATTCCAACGTACCACATTTGGGCGAAGTCCATCTGCCAAATGTTAGCCCCCAAATTATGGATACTGGTACGAGCCGCACTTCTGGTGATACTGACCTGCTGCGCCTTGTTGGTCTCCGACTTGTAGGTGCCGGAGGCGCAGTGATACCGGGCAATGTAGGAGAAGTTCAGTTCGCCGAGACCATCGCCGCGATCCATGTTCACCGGGTCCACATGGAATCCCTCAACAGGACCATCCGCAATCTGGAGCTTCAGCTTCTTGCCCGTCTTGGTCCACTTGTACCAATACTTGGGCTCCTTGACCATCACGCCGCCGGTACGGGTCTCCTTGACCATGCCGGCCCAGGGCATCAGATTGTCAAAGGGAGAGGAGCCATTACCGTTGTTCACAGCCGGATTAGGATCGCTGAACCCGGCCGCTGCGTCGGTGCGGGTGCCCTTGGTGGGGCCGCTGCTGGTCCAATCCCATTCCACGCCGTAGATGGTGACGAATTGTGCCTTGACCGGAACATCCTTATCCGCCGGGGCAAG